AGTCGAACCCGCATCTCCAGCCTGACATTTGCTGGATACTTCCGTTTGTACGATGGCAGCGTTCCATCCGGCCTCAAATGCGTCTAGGCAATCATCCAGCGACACCAATGTCCCCAAATGCCCGAGGGAATGCACACCGACTGGGGACGCAATGGCATTCTTGCCGCGCAAATCGACGAAAACACCTAATAGCCCCCAAACCCATCAAAACATGAAAACCGCACACTCACTCGCACGCTTGCGCTACCACGTCAGCGGAGCCGTCGAAAGAGGCGAAGCGAAGCCCATTACGGGCGTTCCTAGCGTTCGATCCGAGCTGGCGAACGCCCGCCTCATCTCCGCCGCGCCGGAAGTTTTGGCCGCGCTCGAGGCATTATTGGCCGAACGCTATGCGTGCGCCGCTGCGGACGGGAACGAGGAATTTGACACCGCCGGGAACTGGACTTGCACAAGCCCTGCAAGCGTAATGGCCCGCGCAGCCCTCGCACGCGCCAAGGGGGGTGCAACCGTGAACCTTGGTGAAGAGACCTGGCCCGAAGATGAGGCATCAATTCAGGCGGAATCTTGGTGCAACCTTTGCGAGGACTATCCCGAAGACCCGGCAGACAATGAAATGCGATTTCGCAAGGATTGCGCCAGAATGGAACGCTTTTTTGCCGCCGAAAAGGACGGCGCTGATTTGATTGCCCGATTCCGTGCCGCAATCTTGCAAAAGACGGGAATAGCCTTGGCCTAATAGGGCCGTTCAAGGCATTAACGTGCCGTGATACCCTAAGAGGGTCAAATGGCCTTAAATCGAAAGCAAACAGCCCTGGGCGCAATCCTGGGGCTTTCCCTTCTGTGCGTTGTGGCATACGTCACACTACGCGAACAGCCACAGACCAAGCGCATTATTGCGCCGACATGGGCGCGCGTTGGCTTCACCGGCTCAATGGTTCCGACGTTCCTCGGCGGCGAACGCTACCTAATTGAGTCCGCACCGTTTCAGGATGTCCGAGAGGGTGACGTGATTGTGATCTGGTGGGAAGTTAAAGCCCTGAACGTCGTACATCGCGTTATTTCAATCAAACGGGACGGCCAGGGCCGCGCCACGGCATTTGTTACAAAGGGCGATGCAAACCAAGTGCGCGACCCCTACCTATGCACGCCGGACAACTACGTTGGAAGGGCCGTTTGGCCTCCTAAGAGCGAGGATCAAGCTAATGGTAGCGTTCTCCATAAATTCTGAGCAGAAGGCTCTAGATTTGGCCGCAATCGACTCTGCAATCGACGTTGCGTATTGGTTTGCTCGCAACTATCCCGAAGAACGCGAAGCCCGATGGAAGCAAATCAACGCATTGCTGGATGCCAGGCTCCTGATAACGAGCGGGCGGTGGCACTAGACACGATCACCGGCTCCGATTGGAAACGCGAGCTATCCAGAGCCCGGAACCTGCCTAATGACGTATCGGTCCAAGTGCAGGAAATTCTTAGGGCCAAAGGCTTGACACGCGGCCCAAGTGCGTAAATTCTCCCGTTGGTTGTTTTGTGTGGATTGCATCACGGCCCGGTCCTTAAGTGGGCCGGGTCCGTGTGCTCCAGAGAGTCGAATGGCATTGCGGCGCGCTGTGAGGGCGTGGTTAATTCATACGCCTGTCCCCGTAACCGCTCTAAAAGCGGGGGCCGACTCTCTGGAGCATTCGGAAAACTTGACAAACGGAAAAGCATCCATGATAGAGTGGTCCCTGTCAGTTGTGCGGGGTGCAAATCCGCTTTTCTCTTTGTGTCAGTTGTAGAGAGCCCGGTCGAGATGCACCCTCGCACCGGGCTTTTTCTTGCCCGCTGACCGTCGCCCGCATAACGTCACGGGCAGAAGGGCCGGAAGCTGCCTACCTTGGCAGGCTTTAGGACAATCGGTAGGGGAGGCGTTGAACGCCAAGCGATGCCATCGCAAATCCCATCCCCATAAACAGCGTGTCGAAAGACAGTGAGCGGAGAATGATCGTGTGCAATAGGCGCATCCGAGCGATCTTCTCCAGTATGCCGGAAACCTCGCCTCTAATTATACAGAGATGTTTTCTCGCTCATCCCCTACGGTGGGGGTGAGCTGTGTCCGTTTGCCTACATAAATACCAGAGTATGTTTTCTCTATGGTTCTCATAGGTAAACTTAGCGTGAAATACGAAAGTCAAGCCTAAATCGCAGAAGAAAGTTTAGCGTTTAAGCAGAAAAGTCTTGAAGCGGAAAGCGGGGAACATCATTTCCTGTGGCGTGCAAAATAACACAACCAAACACAACCCGCTCGAAGATTCGCTCTCCGCGTATTCCCGAGCCCTTCGCCATCACGCCATCTGCGCGGAAGGCTTTCGCAAACACCGCCAGCCGCTATTCCATCAATACCTGAAGGACGCGGCCCAGAATGCCCGCTGGTGGAAGGCTTACATCGTGAAATGGGGGAAGCTCTGATGAAAACACATCTTCTCTCTCTTTCCCCGGCTGAGTTTTGCAATCAGACGAACGCTTGCCTTGTCGGCGCGGAGTTTGCCGGCAAATTCGCGACCATGCGTGACGTTTGGGATGCCTCCCAGCGGGTCGATTGGCTCGTATGGATGATCAAGGCCATTGACGCGCCACAGGACGAGAAAACGTGCCGCCTTTTTATGGTATGGTGCGCCCGACACACGCCGCTTGCCGATGGCCGGACCACGGTAGTATTGCTTTCCGATCCACACAGCTTGGCCGCGCTGGACGTTGCGGAGCGATTTGCCAACGGCAACGCAACGCGAGAGGACTTGTTGGATGTGCGGTCGGCTGCGTGGTCGGCTGCGGAGTCGGCTGCGTGGTCGATTGCGGAATCGGCTGCGTGGTCGGCTGCGCGGTCGGCTGCGTGGTCGGCTGCGCGGTCGGCTGCGTGGTCGGCTGCGGAATCGGCTGCGTGGTCGGCTGCGGAGTCGGCTGTGCGGTCGGCTGCGTGGTCGGCTGCGTGGTCGGCTGCGGGGTCGGTTGCGTGGTCGGCTGCGGAATCGGCTGCGTGCTCGGCCCAAGCCACCCAATTCCGCAAAATGGTGGCCAACCCATTTACTTCCCAAAAATGAGCTTCCAACTAAACGACAATACGCACATCGCTGGCGTGCTAGAGATGGTGCGGCGGGGCTGCGAACGGCTCTACCGCATTGGAATGAGCGACAAACCCGGACTGGCGAAGGCGCGAAAATTTGCCAAGATGACAAACAGCCAAAAAGACGAGGCCACGCACTTGGCTCTGGCCGGGGAAATGGACATTGAAGCCATTGCCGAATCGGTAGGGCATAACAGCAAAACCGTTAGCCGCATGTTTCAGCGGAACGGAATCACCTATAAAAAGCGCGTCCGGGGCAAAAACAAGAAAGGGGCACAATGAGAACAAAATGGACCCTTTCCGAACTTGTAGCCAGCTATGCCGAGGTGGGTATTTCTAAGCGAAAAGCCGTGCGCTATATCGTAGATTGCCACATGAATCGCCGCGCCCCTGGCAAGGGAAACAAGGCCGCGAAACGCGAGGCAAAGCTCATGGAGCAGCGTTTGGCTACGGCCTGGGAGTTTGAGGACGCATTTAACAAACGCACGGCATGACAACGCTTGTCCGACTTCACGGCAACGGCCCGCTCGTCAGCGCCGAAGTGGACGCCATCCTTTGCCATTGGCGAGCCACCTATCGAATCAGCATCGGAAAGAGCATTGACGCCGCAATTCGTTTCGCCTCTGCCCACCCCGATTTTGTCCTCACGGTGCCAAAGCCGGACAGCCTGCCGCGCCGTGGCCATCGCCGCCCCCTAAAAAAAGAAGAGAAAGAACGCATTTTGTCCTTGTATCAGGTAGAACATCAGACACAAAGAGCCATCGCCAACGAATTCCGCATCCACATCAACACAGTAGCAAACATCCTTAGACATGCAAAACAACACGCAAATGAGGTTTGACTTGGACGACAGCAACAGCCGCTTGCTTGGCAACGGCGAATCCGCGTTCGCTGGCTGCTATTGGCGTAAGGCGGAATACACGGGCGACGAAGCCTGGCATCTGGTGGAAAGCCATGACTACGGCTACATCGTAGAACCGGATGACGAGTTTGAGTATCGCTTCCCGATCAACTACGTGGCGGGGCCGCAAATGGACAGGTTTAGCAGCGGGTCCATTCGCCAGAACAAGGCAGGGAAGGGGCGCTACGACCTTCTTCCGCTAGAGGGAATGCGGGCGCTGGCGATGCACTACGAGCGTGGAGCCGCCGCACACGGCGACAGGAATTGGGAATTGGGTCAGCCGCTCTCCGTATTCAAGAACAGTCTTACGCGGCACGCCTGCCAAGTTGGATACGCCTTTGACGAGGATCACGCGGCAGCGGTGGCGTGGAATGCCTTTGGCTACATTACCACAATGGAGCGGATTCGCGCCGGTCTGTTGCCTATTGAACTAGACGACCTCGGCGTGTGCGACAAAGAGGTTGTCCGCTAAATCAACTTTCCCGAAACCCTAGAAATTTATTCCATGAGCACGATTAAAGAAATCAAAGGCTGGCCCGTCGGCACCATTATTCCCAATCTTACGGCTATGGCCAAGATTGTTTTCCAACGCAAGACGGGGGAGGGGCAATACGGGCCTTGGAGCGTTCAGGGCGTCATTCTGTCCGACGCCACGGGCGATGAAATTCAAGCGTCATGCTGGCAGTTTGACGATCTTTCCTACCTGAAGGGCATGGAAGTGAGCGTTGCCGCGACGGGCAAGAACGCCAAGACGGGCAAGACCCAAGGTGTCGAGCTTGTGGAAGGCAAGGGAAAGGACGGCACGCCGCGCCTGGAACTGAAAGTGAGCCATAAGACGGGTGGGTTTATTGGCGGGGACAAGCCGAGTCCTGCCGCCACTACGCCAGCGGCCCCGCAAACGGCCATTCCTGCCCATTCTAGCCCTTCCGCGTCCTTTCCTGTGCCTGGAGCCTCATTTGACGAGCGAATGACTAAAATGGCCACGCTTTACAAGCATTGTTTGTTCTATGCGGGCACGGCTTTGAACGGGAGCAAGCTCACGGACCACGAAAGCCTGCGAAACGTGGCCACGTCTCTGTTCATTGAAGCCAACAAGGGCGGTCTTGGAGCCAATCCCCCCGAGTTCAAAGCCGAAGATGACATTGCCTTTTAAGCCATGTACCAAAAGCCCGAAGATGACATCTGGAAAGTGGCTTTTATCGCCCTAGTGCTGCTTTTGGCTTGTGCTGCGGGATTCTCATTCGCAGAAATCGCCATCCCATGAACCAATCCGCCCAATCCCTAGACGACCTTCCGCGCTCTGCGCCCCAAGCGTCATCACAAACCGAAACAACCCTGAAGAACGAATCCTATGAGCACACCCACCCCACAACCACAGATCGACACGCCATCGGAATTGAGCTGCTACCTGACTACGTGGCTATTGCCCAGCAGCGGCTCGCGGACGGTGAGCACAGACCCCGACGATTGCACGGTCAGCGCAGCCGACTTTGACCGCTACTACCTCGCGCTCCTGGCCCTCACGACGGCCATCGAATCCCGGCTCACCATCACACAGCGCGACCAGCTCGAACCGGAGTTGAGCGCGGCGAAAAACCTTTATTCGCCAGTGGCAAACCCGGAACGCGGCAACGCTACCGGGCAAGGCTGACGCCTTCTGCTGGCTCCCATTCCAAACTGATTCCAAATTAGAATGAAACAGCACACCTGTATCGAATGTAACCACACGCACGAACACCACGATCAGAACTGCCCAGAGCGCCCGACCCCGACGAATACGAGAGAAAGGAAGCGCAATGCCGTTCTTGCGGGATGGACGCGGAATGCGCCGTAGAAGCCGGTGGGCCTATTTGCGACGAATGCCGACCGTGAACCAAATCACCAATCTTCTTTCCCTTGGCGCTGGCGTCCAGTCATCGACGCTTCACCTGATGGCCGAGGTCGGAGCAATCGAGCCACGCCCGCTCATGTCCGTCTTTTCCGACACCCAAGACGAACCGGCCAAGGTTTATGATTGGCTGGGGTGGCTTCGCACTAACTCAACAATCCCGATCCGAACCGTCACTCGCGGCAAGTTGAGCGACGAACAACTGAGGCTTCGGGAGTTTAAAAACAAACCCGGCAAGTTTTGGGCCAAGAGTTTAATCCCGGCCCACGTCGCAAACAAAGACGGCACCAAGGGCATCATGGGTCGGCAATGCACCTTCTCCTACAAGGTCGAGGAGCTTGAGAAAAACGCTCGCGCCGTGGTCACGCAGTCCGCAATCGGTGCATGGCGGAAGCGGCACAAAGAAGCGTCTGCCGAGTGGAGCAAGTCGAAGAAGGAAAAGCGGGCTTGCGGGTCTTGGGCATGGGATGAGATGCAGGCCGACCCGCTCGTTGTGATGTGGATCGGAATCAGTCTGGACGAGGTGCAGCGCATGAAGCCCGCCCGACACCCTTGGATCAAGCACCGCTGGCCGTTGGTGGAAATGGAAATGACCCGGCACGACTGCAAGCGCTGGCTCGCCGCTCGCGGCTACCCAGAGCCACCAAGGTCTGCGTGTCGTTACTGCCCATTCAAGAGCGACACGGAATGGCGCTTACAGCGAGACACGGAGCCGGTCGAGTTTGCAAAGTCGGTGGCGTTTGAACGGTCGTTGCAGACCGTAAAGGCAAAGACGGACAATATGGCGGGGGTTCCGTTCCTGCACGGCAGTCTCGTGCCACTGGACCAAGTTGATTTTACGACCGACACCGAACGCGGCCAAGGACTTTTCCACGGCTTCGGAGCCGAGTGCGAAGGACTTTGCGGAGTTTGACCCCATGACCCTCTGCCCCCTCTGCCTCGCCGCGAACGTCATCGCTACGGCCAACGGCCCGACGTGCTCCCACCGTCCTACCGGCCCCTGGTGGCCTAATTGGTGGGGCAAATCGGACGAATCCCAAAGAATTAGCTGGCTAACGAGCCTACAACCACGCAAATAACAACCCATGTCCCACTACTACACGCAAGACGGCAAGCCCTGCCACACGCAGCCCACTAAAAAGGGCGCGAAGAATCCAGATCGGCCAACAGACGTTAGAGACGCCCGCCGCCTCAACCTCTTTCCTTCCATCACCGGCATCACGGCTATGCTGGCGAATGACAGCCTCACCCGCTACAAGCAGATGATGATTGCGGAAGAGGCTTTCAAGCGCCCTCCCATTGGCGGGGAAGACCTCGAGGAATACACCAACTTCCTCATCGATAAGGCATCTACCCCGGCCAAGGAAGCGGCAGAGCTTGGAAGCAAGATTCACGCTCTCCTAGAGGCTTACGGAAAGGGCGATCCTGTTGACCTAACGGCAACGCTCACGTTCCCTTCGACTAACAGAAAGGTGTCAGTGGAGGATGTTATTGAACCCGTGGTGGCGCGGGTGGTGGAGCTTGGCATCACGGCCCTCGGCCACGAAGTGGTAGCCGTTAACACGGAGTACGGCTATGCCGGGACGCTGGATATGCCGTGGAGCACAGAGGACGCCTTGGGCTTGGTGGACTACAAGACGAGCAAGACGAAGCCGGGAGAGCCTGTCATTCCGCGTCTGTCCCACGCCATGCAGCTTGCGGCGGGGCTTTGCGCTTTCAGTGGGAACATGATCACGTTTGGCAAGGCCACCCGCGCCCAGAACATTTTCATCTCCACCACAGAGCCGGGACGGGTGGATGTCATCGAATACAACGGGGCAGAGCTTGCGGAGGCATGGGAAGCCTTCCAAGCCTGCCTGGTTCTCTGGCGGGTGGTGAACAAGCACGATCCACGGAAGGAGGGCGTATGAACATGGAAGAAGCATTTAAGGTGTGGTTTAAGCCCTACGAGCATTTGGGGACATTGGTGTCGCTGGATGATTGCCTAGACGCATTTGAGGCCGGATGGAACGCTGCCATCGTACAAACGGAAGTATCCAGCAAATGTCAGGCTGGAGATGCGGGTTCGACT